ACCTTGTGCATCACACTAAAAGTAGGGTATTCGATAAGCTGGGCAACAAAGTAAAGGAAGATGACGATGACACGCAAGTTTATGCCGATGCGCTAACTATTGCATACCAATCGGGATTTTTCGATGGCAAGAAAGCAGCACAGCGCACAGAGCCTGTGGGTTGCGTTGCTGACATTGATAGATTGCAGCGTCAAATGTTTTTGGATTTAGGTTACTCCCTGTCCGACCCACTCTACACCACCCCACCCGCACAGCCAGCACCTGTGCAGCAAGAGCCTGATGAGACAGAAACCTTGCACTATCATGCTTTTAACTACCGAAATGCACACGTTGCCCAAGCGCATGAGTTGTGGCTTATGTTGGAGAAGTTTGTTGATCGAAAAATCAAAGAAGCCGCCCTTAGCACGAAGGAGAACACATGACACCAAAAAGTTATGACATTGACACCGCTAAAGAAATAGTAGGCGATGCGCGTATGCGCGTTATTGAAGCCAAAGCAAGGCAGGATGCCGACAACGGCGTTATGGATGGTATGGCGCATGTGGAAACCGAGGTTAGCTATTGGGATAGGGTAGTGCAGTCTATGGAGTTGGTTGTATACGATGCAGCGTATCGCAAAAGGTTAGAAAGAATCCAACGCATCAAAGAGAAGGAGAACACATGACTATCGCATGGTACGACCCCACCAACCATCACGTTAGCACGGACAAGAACGACCCCCTGTTTACACCGCTTGGTCAGTTGTGGCCTTTGGTTGTGCAGCAAGAGCGTAACTTCTGCCCCCGCTGCGGTAAGCGCACCAAAGACTTGACCGTTATCCACACTTGCACACCACCACAAGAGAGCACATGAAACCAAGTCACCCAAAAATTAGGCAGCTATTGCGCCAGTACCAAGACGGCCTGACAGCAAAAGAAATATCTGAACGGTTAGAAAAAAGACACGACACAATTTATGCTGCGCTGCAAAATATGCCGGATACTTACATAGATAGATGGCTAGAGGCCCAGCAGCAGTTGCCGCCACAAGCCGTATGGTGCGCTGTAGTGCCGCCCGAAAATTGTCCTAAACCCAAACCAAAAAATGTCAGACCTACCCAACTTCGCCGCGTGGAACCACGAAACTTTAGCGAAATTCGCTTTGGAAGCGTACTTACGAATGCAAGCCCAGCAGGAAGCTATTGAACAACTGCGGGGCGATCTGAAGGACGCTATGGAACAAATTAGGTCAAATTTACGCCAGCATTAAAGTTGCTGCCGTCTGCACATGAGCAACCCGATTTAGCCACCCCTTGATAAACCTAGCTTGGTCTGGCTTACGCTCAACAATACCCTTGTAAAAGGCTTCTTTAACATTGCTAAATTTCTCAACCAAGTCGGTGCTTGATTTAACTGCTGCAATGGTTGCTGGGCCAATAGCGCCATCAGGGTTTGTACCTACTGCGGACTGCAAAGTTTTTACTGCACGACTAACACCAGCGTTAACAGCAAAGTCGTAAACCAAGTAATCAACGCCAGCAGGCAATTCATCGCCACGAATCTTGTCCCAAAAGTTAGCCTTGTAAAATGACCTGACTATTTCTTTTGGGGGTGTTTCACCCTTATCAATCAACTTCCAACCTTCCCAATGAGGGTTTGGGTTACGAGCAATACCCGCATAAGTTTGACCGCCTGAGTCGCCAACAAGTGTGGTCAGTTGGTAACCACCTTCAGACTCAAGCACCAAGTCACAAGATTTTTCCCAGTTGTCTTTCATTTTGCAGCCACGCCTTGCATCTTCTCAGCCGTACGCATACCACCCAGGCCAAGCATACCCAACAGCAACGGCATCATGGTGCCCGTGTCCATTGTGGGGAACTTGACCGGGTGACCGGCCAAGGCCGAGCCCCACTCAGCCAACGGGCCGACGACGAACTGCACGGCAAACCCAGCGCCGCACACCCAGCCGATGGCTGGCCGCCAGCCGGAGACAAAGACGCTGCTGCTGGCCGCTTCGATCTTGTTGATGTCCATCTGGCCCGCAAGCTGGGCCAACTCACCAGACTGTTGGAGTTTGAGCAACTCCAATTTGGCCGCAGCCGCTTGTGCAGGATCAGGAAAAACCCTATCAAAAACTTTGCCGCCGATGTCGAGCAATGCGGATACAGGGTCGAGTGTCATTTGTCTACTTTGTGATCCAGTTTGTCAAAAATCTTGCCCAGCATCTCTTTGACTTCCCGCATATCGTCCTTGTAGTCCTGACGGGCAACGTAGATTGTGGGCAACTTAGACAAGTCGTTTTTAAGTTCTTGCACTGCTGTCCACAACTCACGCGCAAACCATCCGGCTACACCCATGCAGCCGCCCAGGATGAGGTTGATTGTTTGCTGATCCATTATTCGTTACTCAAAGCATTGATAACGGCAACTGGCGGCGTGTTTGGGATTGCGCTTGTAATTTTTTTAGTTGTAGTTCCAACACCCAATTGTTTAGCTTGGGCTTTTCCTACGGCAGCCGCCGCGGTTGTGGAATTAGAAAGTTCAGTGGCAATTTCAACGGCCAATTTTTTGTCAATGCGGCCTTCTAATCTTCCCAATATCATGTTTGCAAAAGACCAAACTTTGTTCAATGGAAATACGTGAGGCGTTGTTTCCTCGCGAAACAATTTAAGCGCAGAATTTTTACTTAATTTGCCTTGCGCTGCCAAAGTTTCAAATGTTTCGCCTTGCGCCAATTCAGTTTGAATGTTTTTAACCGCCGCTCGCACTTCGGGTAACCCCACGGTTAATTCATCCAGATATTGTTGCGTAACCATTGCGTTAACGGGCGGTTTACTCACACCTAATTTATTGCCTGTTTGCTCAATAATTTTAAGTAACTCTGCGGCGTCTTTGGCAGTGTTAAACGTGGACGCAGCCGTTTTAGAATTATGCGCGTTAAGCACACGCATAATCCCTTGCTCGTTGTCAACCAAATGTTTAAGTGGATCAGATGCTTTGCCAGCGTCTTGCATGACACCACGGGCCAACGATGACTTAGCGGGCGCGTCCATCCGCGCCAGTGCTTGGCTGGCCGTTTCGGGGCTGTTAACAATTGCGGAGCGCAATTTGTCAGTTTGCTTGAACCCTAGATTAGACGAAGCCAATTTAAGCGCCTCGTCTTCAGCTTTAAACGTTTCCGCAACTTTGCCGGGGATTGTTTTGCCTTGCGCGGCCAATGCTTCTTCCGCTGCCGTAAGACCTTTAATTTGCCCGCCAATTTGATTGAGCCTAGTAGTCATGCCCATCCCAGCGCTGTCAAGCGCGCCAAGTTGCTTGGCGTTGTCAGCAATAAACTTGGCGTGCGCTTGCGGCGTGGCGGCTTTACCGCCTGCCAAAACTTGTTGCCGGTATAAATCTTCTACGCCGGTCTTTAAGTTTTGCATCGCCGCTGGGTCTTGCTTAAACACTTTTAAAAATTGCAGCGTGCTACCTTCATCGGCCATAGCTTTGCTGACAATATCGCCAGGGCGCAACATAGGCTCATTAAGCGTACTGGTGCGGGTCAAGTTAGATGGCTGACCCGTTCTAAAAACATCCACGATACGTTCTTTGAACAACGTATTAGCGTTTTCAAATAGTGCTTTAGCTTCTGGCGCAACGTCACGATTAATAGCTGTGTTAAGCGAACTGTACAACTCGTTTAACCGCGCCCGCGTTATGTTTGCGCCCGCTTCGTTTGACCCTTTAAGCGCGGCTCGGTCAATGTTGATTGCTTGACGTATGGCGTGCGCCTCTTCCAACGTAATAGGTACGGGTGGAGTGGTCAATTTAACCGGCACACCCTGCACCATAGTTTCCACTTGTTTGGGGCCGTAACGCTCAAGTAGCGCAGCCGAATTGGGGGCCAAGCCTTTAAGCTGGGTAAGCAATTCACCGCGTTGTTCTTTAGCCACTCCAGCTAAACCAGATAAATTAATGGTGGCTTCAGGAGCCGCGTCAAAAGCGGCTTGATATGCTGGGCCAGTAACTGTGCGTTGGGTGTTTTTAAGCACTTCTTCATTAGCTTTTGCTAATGCTTGCCCAGTTTCTAATTGGCTTACGTTTGCAATGTTGCCTTCAACACCTCGGCGTTGTGCGGCGAGCGCGGCTTCAGCCGCTTGTTGTTCCGCAGTAAGCTGGCCCGTCATGGCCGTCTTTTGGCCTTGCAATGTAGCTGCTTCGCTCGCAAGGGCTTGCTTTACTGCACGGCGCGGCGCGGTGGGGGACGCAATAGCAACAGGCAAATTGCCTTGAGCCAACGCGTTAACAATTCTGTTTGCCGCATCAAGTTTATTTTCCTGCGATGTTTTTAATGCTGCTGCCAAATCGTTGTACAACATTTGAGTGGCCGCAGTTGCATTTTTGGCCGTTTGCGCAAACGTGGCTAGTCCTGGGCTTCCTACAATGGCAGCCGCTTGTTCTATAGTTTTACCTTGCTCAAGTAAAGTTTTAACTCGGCCCATAAGCACGGGGTCATTGTTTAAAACATCAGCCAACGCCGTAGTTTTTAACCTAGACGGCGCTAATATGTCGGCAGCGCCACTAACAATTTTGCCTACTTTGGGGCCAATATAGTCAATAGCTGGTTTAGCAAGCGTTGCGCCAGCCGCAAGCACCGGAAATATTTCACCACCAAATTGCGCTGCTTTTAACGGTTCTGTTGTTGGCTCTGCCGAGCCAAGTTTTACATAGAGTTTTCGGATGTTTTCAGGGGTTGCGTCTTGGACGCTTTCAGCTTCGGTTCGGTTGGGGTTAAACATCCCCGTGATAGAGCCAGGAATACCCAAAATACTGGAAGTTAAACCCCTGAACCCCGCCATTGAACCTTGCGCTTCGGCCACAACGTCTGGCGCTGCTGTAAACATACTTGGCAATTTTGGCGGCGGGCGGCGCGGGCCGTACGCTGCCATCGTTCCTTCGGTTCTGCTTGCAGTGCGGCCACCGGGCATACCTTCAACAACCAATCCAAAACGTGTCTTAATTGCCTGTTGTGTTTCAGAATTTGCGTTAGAAAAAGACGGGGTGCTGGCTATGTGCTTATCAAAAATAGCCTGTTTTGTTTCCGCGTTTGCGTTGGCGTAATCAGGGCTGCTAAGAATTTCTGCTGGGGTCGGCATGGTTTACACCTTTATTATTTCAGCAGAGGGTTGCTTGCATCTACGCCGGTTGCAGCAGGGGCAGCGCCTGTTGCCATATCAACTGTTGTAAATTGATCTTTTCTGGCTTTCATTAACCGCAGCACAGTTTTGCCAGCTTCTTTTCTTATTTTTGTTGGCAATGTTGGGTCAGCAAGCTGACCCGCTGCTTGCTTGTATGACGTTGTATCCGCATTAGATTGTGGCCCTTCGAATCTAGGAACCATTTTTAGTGCGATGTCTGCAATAGGTTGAAGTTTGCCAATAGCTATCGCGCCTTCGGGTGCTTGACCAAAGAATCCTGCACCAACATCATAAAGGCGACCAGCACCACTGCCGGTAGATTGGTCAATTAATCCACCATCTTTAGTTACATCTGTAAGTTCTACAATGGCTTGGTTAAGGTCTTTAACTAGCTGTGCCTTTCCTTGTTTTGTTTTCTCAAACGTGGCACTTGGCTTTCCTGCACCTTTTTGCGTGACTATAGGAAGGCCAAACTTGTTGAAGAACGTGACATTTCCAGCATTGTCAACTTCGCGGAACGCTGCGGTAGTGTTAGGGTCATCTTTAGCTACTTGGTCTTTAGGTGCGCGAACTAAATCTTTAAAATCGTTAGATTCGGCGTATTTTGCAAGCGAAGCTGGCGTAAATTTATCTGGGTCAATTTTGCCAAACGGAGAGTCTATCTTTTCAGCTTTTGTTACCGCTACTAAATCAGATTGATCACCACTAAGGTTAAACGCTTTGAGAGACGCTGGCGTGTATTTTGACGCATCAATAGGCGCAAAAGCAGTGTTGCGTTGGTTAAGCAATGCTTTGTATCGCTCTCCCAATAACGTCATCTGTTCTTTAACGCCGGGTAAATCAGAAAATTTTGTTAATTGTGCGTACCGATTTTCTAAGGCTTTTATTGCGTCTGCTTGTGGCGCTGCCGCAAGCTGATTGACAGGTGGTGCGGCAGGCGGCGTCAGTTGGTTCATTACCGGCGCTGGCGTAGTCAAGTTAAGGGGTGGGACATTACGCTGGTTAAACATGGGTACGTTTTGATCCATACCAAATGTGCCCGAGCCCATTGCGCCAGGTGTAGGGCCAGCGTTTGGTATAACAGGCGCAGGCGCACCATAAATGCCAGCTTTCGTTGCTTCGGCCAAGCGTTGCAAAGATTGCAACCCCGTTACGCCCTGTTGCGAAACTCGAGGGTCTCTGTGCGTTGCCATTATTCGAAATGCTTGCATCATGTCTGATGGGCCACCATTTTCTCCTATGGCTTTTGTCATTTGGCTAACGTAATCTTCATCTTGTCGAAGTTGACGTTGCGCCTGATCCATCTGCATTTGAGCGTTTTGTTGTTGCGTACCAGCAGCGCGTTGCTGGGCTTGCGAGGCCAAAATGTTTTGTACTTGGCCTTCGCGCGCCAATGGATCAGCAAGCTGAAGCGGCTGAACCCCAAGAGCAATTCGTGTATCTAATGGCATGATTGATCCTTACGACCGTAGTCCAATTGATGCGTTATAACCGGCGTATGGCTCACTCATTAAAGAACTGCCACCGCCAGGGGGCCGCAATCTATTTAAATAATCTTGTCCTTGGCTGTAGTTTAAGTATGATCCTAAAGCGCTAGTAAGCGCATTTGCACCACCAACGTAGCCGGACGCGCGGGCGTCAGCACCCCCCATATATGCTTCACTAGCGCCTGCGCCGTATGACCGACCAGCCTCGCCTAAAGTATTGGCGGTAGTCATGCCCACACCCGCTAGACTTTGCAGCGGGTTAAGCAGGGCTGCACGTTCAGTCTGGTAACGGTTAAAAGCGTTTGTGTACTCTTGCGACCCCATGTCTTCGCCGTAGCGAGTTGCGGCCTTCAAAGCCGCGCCAGAGATCAAGCCACCACGGGCAGCGGCTTGACGATCAATTGCTTTTTGGCCTTCGCTTAAACGGAATGCATAACCTGGGTCTGCTTGAAATTTATCCATCCCAAACGGCTTGTAATCAGCCGCAGCGGTCAGCTTGTTAAGCGCCCCTACTCCAGCCTCTAAGAAAGGCTGTTGCCGCTGCACATTTTCTTGGTACATTTTGTACTGCAACTCAGCAGCGCGGTCAGCAGCGCCTGCTTGAGTGTCAGCGGCTTTGCTGGCGGCACTTGCACCAAGCAACGAACTGCCAAAAATTGCGGCTGGGATCATCCAAGGCATATCAAACTCCTTCGCTCAAACACTGAGCAATATTACGCGCCTGGTCAATATCCCCAGGCACAATTAACAGGTCATCAATCGCGTCTTCATCAGTGCAATCAGAAGCGTGTATGCAATACCAAACAACGTCTGTAATTGATTTTACGCCGTGGTGTTGCCCTGCCGTTATAGTCAAGCAAGCGGGGGCGTTAACAATGGATTTAACGCCGTTTACGATAAGTTCCACAGACCCACTAGCCAAAATAGATAGGTGGTCATGTTTGTGCGCGTGCTGCACTAAAATTTGACCCGCAGGAATAAACGCTTCTTTAGCGTACACACCTGAACTAAAGTGGTGGTGAATCATCAAGTCACCTCACGCCCAGAAACGCGGATGTTAATTGCGCTGGCAGTGCCAGCAATGGTACTGATAAAGTCGCCAACACCAAGCACTTGGCCCACCAGTTCAGGGAAGGTGTAGACCTCAGACGCTTGCAAGGTCTTGGTCTTGGTAATCAAGTTGGTGTTACCCGCAGAGCCAGACACGGTGACCAAGTTCACGCTAATCGTGGCTGCTGTGGCGGTGATGTTAGTCGCGGTAAACTTGTCAATGATGGCCGTGACGCCAGTTGCGGTGTACTGGGTTGTTTGCGAGTTTTCGGCAAACTTTGCGGCTACAAGCACTTTTACTGATACGGTCATTGGAAACCTCCGATGTTATTTGAGACTGTCAAGATTATGGACGGAATGCCTGGGACAGGGGCAGCGGCAGCAAAAGCAGTAATTTCAACACTAAGATCAGTAACCGAGAACATCAGTTCAACATAGTCATTTGCTTTAAGATCAAAAAAATAATTTAGTGATGAAAAAATCTCAGCATTGTTGCCTTGAATTCTTATTCTACTTGCGCTGTCTGCTACATCAACACCATTTAAGCGAAACCACAGATCAAAGATTGCCGTACCGCCAGCGGTTTTATCAAGTTGAATTGATGTTTGAAAATCATAAATGCCTTCGGTGTCTACTTGCACTTGTGAAGTTGTGGCTAAAACCACACCTTGGCTCAAATCTGTTGTGTTAAATGTGATGGCTTGGGCTGTGTTGATAACCGTGGCGGTCTGCGTAGTGGTGTCGTAAAACGACCCATACCGGCTGCGTTTGAATTCCCTTGGCGGCGGGGCAAGCTGCAAGCCTTGAATCTGCTTTTGCATCTCGGCTATTTGGGACTCTAAGGCAGATGAGTCGCCCAATACGTCAGGCACGGGCAAAGTGACTACTGGCGGCAAGGTCTGCAATTCTTGATTGACCGAGCGAAGCGCCGCATCGTAGGACGCAAGTAAAGAGTCAGTATCAGTGCCAACATTGACATTATCAACAACAGCAGACGCAATGTTGTTGAGCGACAAGAAAAACAAGTACCAAGCGCGATCAATCAAGCCCGTGCGAGGGTCAACCAACGGCACTCGCGGTGGCGTGATTGGTGTTGGCGTAGCGTTAGGGCTAGGCATTTGTTGGACTCAAAATAAGTTCAGCGCCCATGATTGTAATTTTTACGGGGTCAGTGCCCGACAATTCATAGACCCTATCGCGCAATTTCAAAGTCATGCCCAGCCGACGCCAAAAAGTTCGGTGACCATACGCACCGATTTTGCCAACTGGTGACCAATGTTCGTTGCTCCAAGTATGACCGCCATCATCTGACCAGCGCAGCATGACTTCAGGGTCGTAGCCTGGTGCAGCAAGGTAAGCCGTGGTCACTAAGTTGTACCCACTAATGTCGGTATCCGACAGTTCGTATTGGCCTAAAGGCTGAAAACCGTCCCCGGCTTCGGTAGTTAAAGTAACGCCCGATTGCGTTGCTAAAAACGTCTGTACATATTCAGCTACAAGGTCTAACCCTGACTCAGTGTCAATATTTTCGCTGTCATAGCCAGGGTACAGATTTAGCCCCACGCCTGTTTCACAGTCCAGTTGCAAGCTGTGATGCGCCGTGCGCTTCAAATTGTTTTGGCCGGTTGGCAGCGCCCGCCATGAGCGCAACCACTTTTGAATGCTGCCATTGTCCGAATAATCGTCCAAGTCAAACGCATAAATGTTGCCGTTCTCATAGTCGCCAACAACGATCTTGTTGTTAAACGCCATTTGGCAGTTACTGCGGTGGCGGGTAAATTCACCATTGTCAAAGCCCGCACGCTCATGCCAGGCTTGCGTTGCTGCGTCATAAACCCAACTGGTGTTAGCACTAGGAAAAATCAGCACATAAAAGCTGTGGCCGTCTTGTTGGTATGTGTACGCAATAGCGTCCGTCAAGTCAGCGTATTGCTGAATCTGCCACTCAACAGCGTGAGTAGAAATGCGAACGCCCGAATAGCCATTGGCGCGGTAGACAATGCCTTGACCCCGGCGGTCACGGCCAAGCCAAAACAGGCCGTTGTCCATCTTGGCTATAGAGAAGGGAGCCGCGCAACCTAACTCGTTAAAAGCGCCTTGGATGCGTTGCAGGGGAAAATCTGTTGCGCCAGAGTCGTACCAGACCTCAATCGAGTTTGTGCCAAAGGCCCACACCTCACGAAAATTGGATACCACGGCAAGCAGGCCATCAGGTGATGCAAGGGTACTGGCAACTTCTAATGGATCGTAAACCAACGGATAAATATATCCTGCGCCTGTAATTGTTGAAATTACAGACATGAACTGACTGTTTGGTTGGTTGAATACAAAATATCCATCTAAGTAGCAAACAGTCGCCGCGCCAGGAAAATCTACTTCAGTTAGTTGACGGAAATCACCATCTAACGGATCGCCCGGCAAATTTAGATATGTGTACGTTGGCCCATTTGCCGCAATTATGAGAACCGCGCCATTGTCGGCCAAACTGACAGGGCCGGTGCCAGCTACCGTGCCAATCAGCGTAGCGACATACGAGGTAGTGATCTTGTACAACTCGGTGCCCGACACCACAAAAGCCGTGCTGTCGCTAGATGAAAACGCCCACAGCCCTCGAACCGGGCCGGTGCCTACCGTTGAAAGTAAGTTTAGCCCAGGCGCTCGGTTTAGAAAGCCTGGTTCCTTGCCTGCCTCGGGCACGATCTCGGGGAACAGGTTAACCATGCGGGCATCCGCAGCATTGACGCTGCGGGCCACATAGGTTGAACCAAGGATGGGCGTTTTCATGCGACGTAACTTGGATACCACTTAGTTGTCGTAGCGTCGTAAGTCATTGTTAATGCCTTACTAACCACCGCTGTGCCCGCTAAAGCAATATTCCCCGCTGTTGTCCAAGTAAATATGCCAGTTGGAATTAACGTAATTGCGCCGCCCCCAGTAGAAATTGGCGCGGCAGCGGTGATATTCACAACTGCCGTTGTTCCTGAAACAAACGCAATTGGGGTTGTTGGGGCAATAGTTGTTGCGCTTGCAATCGTAGGAGCCGCAGCGCTTACGGCGCTAAAGCTACTTAGCGAAATGCTTGTGCCTGTGGCTGCGCCAAGAACAGGGGTTACCAAAGTTGGCGTAGTCGCAAATACGGCAGACCCTGTACCTGTTTCATCCGTCAAAGCCGTTCGTAAGTTGGCGCTGCTTGGTGTTGCCAAAAATGTAGCTACGCCAGTACCTAAGCCGCTTACACCGGTTGCAACAGGTAACCCCGTGCAATTGGTCAAAACGCCGCTTGCAGGCGTGCCAAGCGCGGGCGCAACCAATGTTGCATTGGTAAACAGCAGTGCGTTAGTGACCTGTTTAGTTGTGCCCCCTTGCACAATTGGCAAGACATCACCAACGGCAGCAGCAGTTGCGACGGGAAGAGATGAGATTGCGATAGTTGCCATGTTAGTAGTTTCCTGCGTAAATGTTAAAGCGTTGACGAGTCGCCACAATGGCGTAAGGCATAGACATCACATCGTCAGGGTTGTTGATGCGCTTCAGATTGCGCTTGCTGGTCATAGCAATGCGCTGCACTTGGGGGCTGGGCTCTACGCCAAACTCAGGGGCTATTTCGCAAGCCAAGTTGTAAGTAAAAGCCCGCAAGTAACCAGGCGGGAACAAGATGTTGGTCGCCAAGTTGGCAGGCTGGGTTAACTCTTGAACGCTGATAAAGTGCCATTCCAAGTCCCGTGTGGGTCTAGGATAGATAAACATATCAACGTCAGGATATGTCATGTTGACAAAAATAACCTGTGGGTAAGTTGACGTTACCGTTTTGACAGCAATACCGTTGTACTGTTGCTGGTTAATGAACTTAATGCCAAAGCTGACATTGGTGCCTGGGTCGCGGTAGTAGGTTGCGTCATCCAGCAGCACGGGGCGGTTGCCCACAAAGTCTCCTGTTGGGCCAAGGGTGCGGTTGATAAAACCGGCAGGCCAGGTAAACATTTGATCTTGCGTGCTAAACACCGACAGTCGTTCGGTATTCCAGCTATCAATCATCTGGTTTAGCGCCATCAAGCTGTCTTGCGACACTGACGCAGAAGTAGTCTCGCCTTCAGCTAGCACGCCAAGCAATCGAAGGGCTCGGTTAATCTGCTCGCCAGCGGTGTATGTCGCCATGACTAGGCTCCTTCGGGTTCGGTTCTACGACGGCGCTTTACTTCCAGTGCGTTAACAGGAGCCGCCTCGGTGACTTGGGGCGTATCCAGAGTATATCGTGTCCAGCCGTTTGTTTCATCATAGGCTGCTTCAAGTTCCATAGTCGCCACTTTGCGGCCATGAACGGGGTGAGCAAGGTATATTTCCATACTGAAAAGGGGGCTTGTGGCCCCCCTCCCTTTCGTTTACGAAGCCATGATCCCCAAAGATTTCAGACCTGTAATAATGCCATTGACATTAGTTTGCAGGGCAGAAATCTGAGCGGTAGTCAAAGCGCCAACGTTTGCAGTGGTGAGGGTCGAGAAGTTCAGCGAAGTCAACGCCGCAAGTTGGTTAGTAGGGGTAGCACCGAAAAATCCGGCAGTACCACCTGACTTACCCATCACCGCGCCGTCAAGTTGCTGGTCTTCAAAAGCGACACCGATTGATTTGGTATTTGGCATGATTGTTCCTTTATAAAATAGGGGCCGGAGCCCCCATTAGGTTTAGGCCACGCGGTACAAAGCCCAAGCGCCGTCGCCAGATTTCACTGCGCGATAGGTTTGAGCAGTGCCCGCTGTGGTGACGGTCATCAAGCCTTGTGAGCCTGACGAACCAATCGTCCAGCCGGTGTTGGTCGTGATGGTAATCACGCCGCCGCCGGAACCGTTGGTATTAACCACCACAAAATCAAAGCTGCTATTGACTTTGGCGTTGGACACAACTGCGTCCACATCAGTAGCCAAAGGCAGTGTGTAAGCCGCTGCGGTTGTAGTAGGAGTGCCCAAAATAATACCGTTCAGCAGTTGGGCAGTTGTCAGCGTTGCCGTGACAGTTGCCGTTGCTGGGGTGGTTTGGGTGTTTAGTTGAATTTCTGCCAGGTTGCCGTCACCAACTTGGTAACCGCCTGCGCCATTAGGTAATGCCATGATAATTTTCCTTTAGAAAGAATTGATTAACCCCAGATGCGGCAGGCCATCTGTGGACGAATGGTGCTGAAACCATACAAAACGTCGATCCTGCAAGGCATACGGTCGTTGTTGATGTCGTACTGACGAACAACGCGCAAGCTGATACCGTTATGAACTGCACGCGCAGCCATGTCAACACCTTGAGGCATCAACAAGTCAGCGGTAGCAAACGTGATAGCGTCTTTGTGGTAGACCAAGTTCTGTGCGTAAGCAGTAGAAGCGGTGCCCACAAAAGTCACAACAGCGCTAATCAGCGGCAGGGCAGTCATGGTAGCCAGTGCGTGAGCAGCGGAATACATGGGAGCCACAGTCACAGTCCAAGTGCCAGACGAAGCAGTTGCATCAGCCAGAGCCACAAACTGGAACAACGAACCAGTGGTTTCACGGGTTTGCGGATTCACAGCAAAGACGCTACCGCAAGTAAACACATCGCCAGCCTTGATGGTTGTGCTTACAGAGGCTTGCGACAGGCTCAGAGTGGAAGACCCTTCCGAAGTCACCGAAGCGGCAACAATCGTAGCGGCAGTAGCGTCACGCGAACCAGTAGTGTGCTGCTTGATCGACTGAGACATATTGACTTCATCAAAGCCCAACACGCCAGTACCCATCATGCCGTTCTTAAACTGCTTGCTGATGGTGTCGGTGGGATTGAACAAGCCTTTCATGCCTTCAACCAAACCAGCGTTTGCAGCGGGGTTAACCGTTGCATAGCGAGGCGACATTACAGCGGCGTTTTCGTTCAGCTTCTGCTGGGCTTGCAACAGCACCAAAGAAGTAGAAGGAGTTGTGCCGGGGGTGCCGACAGTGTTACCGATGGTTTTGTACGCATTGGCAACATCAGCATCAATGCTGGAGGCCAACTGGCTGATACGAGGCTTCAACACACGCTCTGCAAAGTCGTCCAATTGCATGGTCAATTCGGCGGAAGTGAAGTTCACGCCAATGTGTTTTTGCGAGGCGACAGACAAAGTGGTGAACTGCTCGTTGTCGTCCTGAACTTGCAGGGCGGCACCGTCAGTGACCAAAGCGCGGTCAGGCAAACGAATACGCAAAGTAGAACCGATCTTGGCACCACTGACAGCAAAGCTGTCGTCGTACTGACGGTTTACGTTACGGGTGAGTACCAGGTTGTTCTCGAGAATTTCGAGAGCCTTCCGGGTAATCATGTCAATGGTTAGGATACTATTAGCCATGAAAAAAGTCCTTAAAAAAGTTAGCGGGTTTGCGCTTCCCACTTCTTCCGTTGTCGTGCTCTATCGGCTTCAATCCACTGCGAATCCGTCATGGTCTTGGTAGACCTGGGATCAGTAGTGTCATAAGCCGGTGATCCAGTGGATCGGGCAGTAACAGGCGAAATTGGCGCTGGCGCTGATGTAGTACGTTTCATGGGAGGATCAGACGCCAATTTGGCTTCAATCTTCCCAATTTCCTTTGCCTGTGCAAGCGGGGCTAGGCGAGATATACGCTCTGCGTCTTTGGGGTTAGTTCCGAGGTAGTAAGCTAACTCAGGCCCAACATCCGAAGACCGAATCGTATCGGCCATCACATCCGTAATTGGCAGCTTGGGGTTGTATGCGACTTGTTCAAAGTCATCATACTTAGCGCGGGCTTCCTCTTCTAGATCGTGATAACTCTCAAGAACTTGCGAGTGCTGCTTGGCCGCTTCGCGCTGCGCGATCAATTGTTCGGCCTTTTGATAGGCCAACGCATCGGCGTAAGCCTCTGGCGTTTCAAACTGATCGACAGACTGTGCTGCCGGAGCCCTCAAGGTCTGCGTTTCCGCAGTCCTCTGTGCTTGTTCCCGTTCCCACTTTCGTTGCTCTCTTGCGAGGCGTTTTCCAATAGCTGCATCAAGTTCCTCTTGCGAGAATGTCTTGGGTGCTTCTGCTTCCGGCGCTTTAACTTCAGGTTCAGGTGCAGCCGTTGCCACCTGTTCCGGCGCGGGTTCTACTACCGCTAGGTTTTCTTCTGACATTTTTCGATTCCAAAGAATCCCTGGTGAACGCACCAGTACGTTTTTTCAGCATTATGCTGGAATTTGTGCAGCTTTATAAGCCGCGATTACTTTAGCAGTGTGCATAGCAGCGCAGATAGCTTTTACGCGAGCATCCTCGGCGCTGTAATCATCACCTGGGGCGACAACGTGGCGTTGAAATTTTCCGCTAATTTCAACGCCATCTTCTTTGATAGCGGTCTTAGTGCGAACTTGGATTGAGCCGTTTTCAACAACTTCAATCAGATCAACAGAGATAACTTTTTCTAGGGCCATGATATTTCCTTGTTTCCAGAGTAGCTATACCGCTACACATTAAGGTTTCCAGTTGTCCGAACTGGTACGATTTAACAATCGGTTGCGCCAGCAAATTCTGGCAGGGTTTTAAGATAAATATACGCCTGTGCAATAGGGTTTGCGCCATTCATATCGTAAGCGCAATCAAACAAATATTCAGCAAAAAATGGAATTGTCTGTCCATCAATATGGCTGTAAACATTGAACTGCATAGCTGTCTTGCCTGCGATGCGTATTGCCTCAACGCAATGGTATGCGTTGGTGGCAGTGAACCCTTGCGGAGTGGTAACTGTTTTTTTAAGTGCCATGATTTTTCCTTTTAGATTTCACTGATTCCAACTGACCAATTTGCAATGACTGTTGCAGTTGCCGTCCAATTGGCATTGCTTGTAGAAACAAGCGCGGGGCGAATAGTAGTGTTAGAAACAGAGTAGTTTGCTGCACCTATATTTTCGCCAGCACTATTTGAATAAGAGCCAGTCGCACCGCCAACAGTGGAATTTGCAACGGGTGTTCTTGGATATGGGTATCTGAATGTAATACCAGCATTAATGGTGGATGTGGTTCCTGATGTTGCAGTCATGGAAACTGTGCCTGACTGCTGCATCATTCGTTGTGGAATGTTTTGATAGTAATTTCCCTGCGGAACATGAAGGTAAGTACCAGTAGGAAAATTGCTGACGTTATCCACCACAATTGCTTGCGAAAAAGCAGAGCCACTGTTTACGTTGGTTCTAAGTACACTGCCCATCGCATTTACATCAGCTTGGACACCATCAATGTAGATGTTTACGTTGACAATTGAGCCATCGTTTACGACTTTCATGAAATCCGAACCAGCAACCGCACCATCTGCATAAACATAAGTGTTTTCAACAATCAGGCTTACTGTTTCATCGGTGGATGTTGTGAGAGCGCTACTATTTCCACCAACGTCAACAATTCCACGGCCAATAGATGATGGGTCACCGCTTGTGTAAAGTTTGCAATTGCGAATAAATAATTCACCACCTTTGACTTCACTTGCGTAAACGCACCATCCACCAAAAGCAGCATAAATAATGCAATTGTCATATCCGTTGTCTGCGCCAGCCCATCCACCGCCTTGGTAAATGGTGCAACCTTGGTAAACACAATCCTGCATATTGCCATGCATATCAGCAGAATACACAGCAGAATCTATGTCGTTGCTAATTGTCAGGTTTGAAATTCTTATGTTTCTGTTTGTAACTGCGCCCGTGCCGCTACCGCCGCCAATGGTAATGCCGTGGCGCCTTGCATAGTAATCACCACCAGTAATTTGCCCCTTTTGGCTGTTGCTAATAAGCAGACCATAATCATCCAAAGTGCCTGTGCCTTTGTTGTACATCACGCAATTTGTAATCATTGGGCGATAGCAACGATCAATTTCTACGCCTTGATAATTTTCGTTGTAGACAATCACGTTTTCCAAAATTGGCTTGTCGCAAAACGTAATCTTTAACAAACCAAATAAATTTGCGCCACCGTTTAGCTTTAAGTTTTTAAATGAAACTTTGGGTTTGCTGTTTAGTTTGTATACGTTGACGGTTGCAGCCGTATAAGATGAATATAGTGGATTTGTTGTGTAAGCATCTGAACCACTTACACCACGGCACTCTAGCCACTCACCAGCGTAATAATACGCACGAATGCTGTTCCATAACACGGCATCATCAAACAAAAAGAACACATCACCTGTTGTTAAAGATGGGGCGCTTGCAAAGGTAATTGTCAAGTTACCCGCACTAGCTGACGAAACAGCTTGAATTTCAGTTATTGTTCCAGTTACGGTAATTCCAGACGAACCTGATGTTATTCCACTGAAGTCTAAGACAGACTTGTCACCATCACCAACCATGTTCAGATGGCCTGTGCTGGTTAGTGCGCTGCCGATGATGTAAGTGCCAGCAGGAACATAAATGGCTTGCCCTGTTGCTGCTACCGCTGTAATAGCGGCTTGCATTGCAACGGCATCATTGGTTACACCGTCACCAACCGCGCCATAGTCTTTGACATTTACTGGCGCACCAGTAATCATTGAGTAAGAAACTTTAGTCAAAGCCATTTTTGTTCCTTATGCGGCAACGTATGAGACTGTAAAACCAATTTCGCCAGTTGCAGCTGTTGATGCTATGTCCGTTGTTGTACCGTTTACTGCTGAACCAAGATTCCTGATAACACAATAAGTTGTTCCACCGACTGCTTGCATGGCGGCAAAAGTTCTGCCCGATGCCAAAGTTATGCCGTTCATGTTCATAAGAGCGCCTGCGCTGCTAGTGCTTGGTGTTGCACTGCTAACGGTAAAAGGCAAGCCATCTAACCTTAATTGTCCAGAGCCACCAGTGAAGGCTGACCACGCAAGGTAACATTCCACAGTAACAACGCGCCCAATTTTGGTGTACTTGCCTCTTTGCACAGAATAGGTTACTGTTGGGTTTGTTGTGCCGCCAATGAGTGTAGGTGTCCAAGTACCTTCTTCGTAATCAGCAAACAACTCACTTGTCATCGTGCCAGAGCCTGATGACGTAGCAGAAAAATCTATGCCTTGACCGCTAACAACAATCAAGTTGCCTGTGGTCAGAGTCAATTCAGTTGCGCTAATAGCGCGGCCTGCTGTCAAGTTATCAACACTAACTTTGACTGTTGCACTTGATTGAACAATGGGCAATACTTCCGTACCCGCTAACGGGGTTGTAGAAGCGGGGAGTGCTGAGATTTTGCTATCTGCCATGATTAATCCAATCAGTTAAACATTACTTCAATGAGTGAAGTAAGAGGTGGTGCTTGTGAAAATGTAAGTGTTACGCCTGACACGGTATATGTGTTTTTGTTTTGATACACACCATTGATGTAAACAAACGTAAAGTTTTCCCCCAATGAAGCCGCGCTTAACGTAAATATCGTCTGTGACCCTGTACCAGTAAAATTGTCTACTTGGTAGCTTGCAGCCCCAATGCCACTTATGTTGTCATAGGTGCCAATTAAAACATCATTGCTATCTTTAATCAAAAATTTGTACGGCGATGCGCTTAACCAAATTTCACCCCCGGGGACACGCCCAGCCGAATCCAAAATAATTGGGTTGGTGTGGTTTGTATTTCCCGACAAACTGGTAAAAGTAGCTGCTGGCGTTGTAGTGCCTGCGGCGTAGGTGTACAGCTTACCGCCGGACAAAATAACACCGCTGTTGGTAAAGAACTGGGCCGCAGCACCGCCCACAGGGGAGAGAAATACGGCCATATTAGGACTCCAAAAGAAGCAATCCACCGTCCTCTTGCACGAGGTTGTCGGAGGACTCGGTAAGAAGATTATTCTGCACAGTCGCAGTAGCATATCCCGACAAAAGCGAAACAATGCTTCCAAGGCCAATTGAGACCCCGTTGCGAATGGGAATTCCAAAAAAACTCATTGGATATTAATTGGTTTGCAATAGATCGTGCCGCCCGTGGACACTTGAATTGCGCTTACACGCCACTGGCCGCTAACGCTAGAGGGCACTTTAAATGGGATAGGTGTAAACGGCGGTACTGGCGTGCTGGATGTCGTGGCGGTAACGCCTTCACCAACCAACACATAGCAAGCCTGGTCAGACCAAACCACCACACCTTGAGCCCCAGCAGGCCATGCACCAGTTACGCCAGCAGAGCCAGTGTAAGTAATAGACTTGGCCGGAAAATTGGTGTCCGCTAACGGGTTTAAAAGTTCCATGATGTTTCCTTATGCTAAGAAGCGGAGTTTATACAAAGTACGCAGATAAACTTCAATGATGTTATCTATGAGTTGTTGAATTGTCGAGTCAGACTTATCACAGACTTCGTAGCGGCCTTTTTCAATCTCATCAAGCTGGGCCTGCAAGAACTCAATGATGTTTGTGGTCTTCTTGGCCGCTGGGATGGCGATAGGGCCAATTAAACCATGACGGCCTTGGTAGGCTTCGGCAAAGTCGTCCGCAACGCCAATAATGCGCTCGTAAAAGATATTGAGCGCAACGTGCTTGGAGTAGCTGCGAGTATTTAAGTGGACGCTGTGGGCCACATTGCGGCCTAAGAACAGTAAACCCAATAGTTGTGCGGCGGTCATTGTGGCTGCTCCATCGGTGGCATAGGCTGTGGCATCTCTGGCATACCTTCCATGCCCACGTCCATCTGCTGTTCTGGCATCTCAGGAATACCGCCAATTTGACTGTTGGACTCCATTGCAGCCGCTACCACGCCCATAGCAATGTCTTGAATCTGCTGCTCGTTCATGCCCGCTTGTGTAGCAGTGATGCGTTGTGTCTCAGCTTGGTAAGCCTTAATCTCAGCCTCGTAATCCTTGCGGCGTTGCTCTTGCATCTCAATAGACTTGCCGACGTTCTGGAGCATGGCGTGCATCTGCTCCATTTCCTGACCCATAGCTTGCATCTGCTGCTGTGCGGCTTGCAATTCTGGGTTTTCATCGGCATCGCTCATTAACTTGGGGTCAATAGTCTTGGCAAAACGCTTTGCCATCTCTTGGGCACCAGGCCAATCCATGTTCTTGACGAACAGGTCACCGGCCACTTGCCATAGCTGCGGGTTACCTTGCAACAGTTGGCCCATAGCCTCCAGCGCCTCTTGGCGCTTGGTCGCGTAGCCTGGGCCGGTGGTAGCCACCACATCGTACTTGCCCACGCCAGGGTTGTAAATCTTTTCAATCACAATGCCGTTTTGATCCACGATCTTTTTAACCGGCTCGGCCTGCATCGGGTCAATCTTGACCATGCTTGTCTCGCCGTCCTCACCAATGATGCGGGCAATGCGCTGGGTATCGTAGATTTTAGGTATTAGGTCAATCAGTTGGCGAGTCAGATACCGCACACCACGGGCTAGGTTATCACCAAAGTGGTACGTCCCAACATCCCCCTCGCGCTGACGCGCAAGAATCGCCCTTCCCGAGCGCTCGTTGGATGTCATTCCCAAAGAAGCGTTGTACTGGCCGGTGGACGCTTTGATATCCTCAGAAGCGCCTGCTTTAGCTTGCAACAGCCCGCTGGAGGCCATTGGCGGTTGGGCACGCTGGGGTAGTGGCAGCGTAGCGCCCGCGCCGTCTGTAACGTCTGGATTAACTTCCAAATACGGCCAGTTGGTCGTGTTAGCGGTCTTCCACTGGTTTTCGTAGCCCTCAAACTGCCCACCGTAGCCGATAAATGGCGCTTTGGGAGCCAAAGCCAGCATCTCTGCTTCTTGGGATACCCAATAGTTGTACATCCTCTGGGCATCCTTGGCGTTTCGCACCAAGCCAGACACATACAAGCGGCCATCAACCTCAAATTCGTTGCCCACAATGCGGACAATGGGGATGTATTTGCCCGCCCACTCGCGTTCTTCCAAGATTTCGTAGCCGTTTATCTTGCAATACTTGATCCGTGGCCGGTCAGACTGCCTAGACTTCTTTGGCTTGCCGTACATGGCCCGCAATTGCTTGTCTTCAGGCGTCCCCTCAAAGGCCGTGGCGTTGCCAGGGTACAAATTGAGCGTTGCCTTGTCGTAATCGACGTAATAGTAGTCTGCGACGCGAATGGTGTCCTCGTTGAGCCACTGAGACAGGTTTTGATCGCCCACACCTAACGTTTGCAAGGTAGTAATCGGCGCTGAGTCGGGGTACATCCGCTGGTAATCGTCTTTGCGGATGTCTTCGGTCACAAAACAATACTTGGCGTCCGCGCCGCACGGGTCTTGGATTGCTGGATCCATGTAGACCGAAAAACTGTTGCGAATCCGGCCAATTTTTATGTCTTGGTCAAAGGTATTGTCGTCGCAATACTCGGTCAGGATTCGGAAGTAACCTTCGCCGTAGGAGACTTGGTTTTCGCAGGCGGTGTCGTAAGCGACATCTGCATCCGAGATGTATTCAATATGCCTGACCATGCCGTTGAAGACTTGGGCAACGTCAACGTCGGCCTTGTCGTCGGCTGGAATAACTTTGCCTGTTGGGCGGTTTTGTCGTTGGTCATTGGTGACTTGCCGAACGTGCTGCGGCAGTTTGTTAATCGTAAGGCACGGGCGGGCGTTGATCGTCTGCCCTTGCACCGCGCCGCGAGTCGCCAGCACATCGGCAGGCCACTGCCAATGGTTGTCTGGGCTTCCGGCGTAGAACTTCAGGTCGTCAATCTCATCCTCGCGGGACTCAGACAGCGCCGATATTGCCATATCCAAGCGGCTGCGGGCAGTTGCCAGTACGTTGGAGTCGTCGTCCTTCTTACCGCCACCGTTAGCGACATTTCCTACCGCTACCATGCCGGTGTAATCGACCATTATTTTTTACCTTTTGGGGCTGGGGCGCTGCGCTTAACGGCGTAAGCAATTGCTACGGCCTGTTTGACCGGCTTACCGGCGGCAACTTCGGCCTTCACGTTCTTACGGAAAGCCTCGGGTGTTTTGGATTTAACTAAAGGCATTATTTTTTCTTTGCCGTTTTAGCCGAGTCTTTAAAATCTTTGGCCGAAGGCGCAGCCTTACTACCAACTTTGTTCATTTTCTCGCCAGAGCCAGCTTTAATGCGCTCTTGCTTTGCGTTAATGTTTGCGTAAAGCCCAGGTTTACTATGTTTCATATCAACACTTCCAACGTTTAAGAGCAGCTTTAGCGCGTTCGCCGTCTTTGGCGTTGGCCGCTACAGCGCCCATTCTTGCACAAAATGAATCCTTGCGGCCCTGATCTGCTTTGGTCTTGGGATTTGGGGCTGGCGCTTTAAGATTGGAGCCGGTTGCGGCATTGTACTTCTCGCGGCCTTTGGCAGTCAGGCCAGCGCCTTTGGATGTGGGCAGCTTCTCGCCGCGCCCAACACTAAGAGATACTTTTTTCATGAGCCCATCCATGATGTGTGCATTGCGCCGTCTTGAGCGTTATAGCGGCGAGTCGGCTCAGTATACTCGCGGTGAGCCACAGGAAAAGCAAACGTCACGCATATAGCGTCCGCTGCGTCTGGTGATGCCAAGCCCCGTGCTTTCATTTCTTTCTTGCTCTCCAAGAAGATTGTTCCACGTGAATCAGGCTTCATCTTAGGCGAAATCAAATCCGTCTTCAAGAACCTGTCGGTCGGGATACTAGCAGATTTCAACCACTCCCGCATCTCACCCCACATCTGCGCGCGCATATTTCCGTACATTATCGGGTTTTTGGACTTATTTCCAAAGTTCACACCCTTAATCTTGTACCGCTGCTCTTTGAGCCTGTCCACAATCCCAGCGCCCAGCCCACCCTCGTCGATTACTACCAGCGTCGGTTTGTACTCTTCAATCGCGTCAATCACATACCCCACGACCGTCATTGTGTCGTCGCCCCGGTGCCGAGTGATGTTGATTATGTCCCGTCCTTGGCGCACGGCGATAACCGTCGCGTCCGCGCCGTAGCGCGCCGGATCGACGCCGATGATGATGGGTGCTGACAAGTCTTTGTACTTCTCCCGCTTCATGGCCTCGTCCACTATGTCTGAGCCGATGAACTGGTCATCCCCCGCGCTTGGGAACATCCCGTAGACCTCGACGTGCGACTGCGATGAGTCCGGCCCGTACTCTTGGATGATCCGCTCGTAGACCTGTTTGTCCGTACCCTCTACCGTGCGCGCGTCCACCACCTTGGTTTTCCAAAACGCCCGCTTGGAGTTAAACGCCTCGTAGAAGTATCCCGTGTTGCGGCGGGGGTTGGAGAACGCCAGCCAGAAACGGTTGGGTGTGTTCTCAGTAAAAAAACCCGCAGTCACCGCCCAGATCGTGTCGTCGATACCTGACGCCTCGTCGAACACCACCAGCACGCCGTCGTAGTTATGCACACCCGCGTAGGCGTCGGGGTTCTCCGCTGACCACAGCCGCCCCTCGACGCCCCAGTACCTGGTGCCCTTCTTCAAGTCCCGCTCAACCAGTTCAGTCAGCCACTTAGCGGGCATCACCCGCGTGGCGCTGACTTCAAACCAGTGGCTGTTGATTGCCATCGCCAGCCACTTGGTAATCTCGGCCCAGGTGATACTTCTGAGTTGAGACTCGGAGTTGGCCGAGATGATGGTCGTCGAGCCGATGCGAGTCGCCAGCATCCAGATCGTGATCCAACTGACCAAGGCCGATTTGCCAATACCGCGCCCAGACGAGATGGCGCTTTGCAGCACATTGAAGTCCAGTAGCCCTTTGTTTGCCTCGATATGCTCGGCGATGTCTTGCAGCACCTCGCGCTGCCACTTGCGCGGCCCTTTAAAGTTTTCTAGCGGAGTACCCTTGACACCCCACGGGAATACCAGAGCTACAAAATTGAGCGGGTTGTCCTTGATGCGCGGCGCCCACAGACGCGCCATCAGGGCTTGTTCGTCTTCAGCGCTGTATCTGGTGGACTGCATCGACTACCTCAATGACGCGCATCTCTGCTTCTTGCAGCGCCTGCGTGATGGATATGCGCTGGTCAATGTCCACCGTGATGGACTGCTTGGCGACCCAGCCGTGCTGGTGCTTGAGAATCTCAAGCGCCGCCTTGGCGTCGCCCTCGCGGGCGGCTTTGTGCAGGATGTCGGCCATCTCGCGCTCGCCGTCGGCTTTGCCTTTGATCGCGGCCATCTCGGCCAGCGCGTCAAATTGGCACAGGTGCCGGTACTCTTCAGGCCGCATCCCAGAAGCCAGCGCCAGCGTGTCGCCCTTGAGCCCCAGCTTGGCAGCGTCGTATATCGCCTGCAAGCGCGATTCGGTTGCTTGGACGTTTCGGACAGTGAGCGGCAGTGATTTGAACATTTGTTCTCCTGCGCCTGGGAGGCGTGTGCGTGGATTTTATATTAAAAAAATTTTGTTTGTGGCCCCTCCGTTTACGTTGGCCCAATCGCTCGGCCCTACCCCCTCCCCCTGGCTGAAATTCTACGCAAAATGGCAAGCAATCCCTAGGCAAAATGGCAAGCAAATACTAGTCAGAATGGCAAGCGGTTGGCCATGGGGATGTGGGTCATGTAGGCATGACCCACCTAGTCGCATGCTGTCCGATACCGGCCACCGGCCACCGGCCACCATGTGGGTCATGTAGGCATGACCCACGGGGTTAGAGTGCTCCCGTAAACCATGTGGCCATGTGGCGCCAGCAAAATACAGCGATTGTGTGCGATGGGTCATGTGGGCACCCAAAACAGCGTTTTCAAATCGCTCTACCCCATATTGAATATTTATTACTGTAAAGGAATTCCTTACAAAATAACACTTGATAACTTGATATAAAACAATGACAATTTAGCCCACAATTACACTATCCCCAATGAGATGCATGAAAACTGCCGCCACCCACAAAACACCATGCATGGTGCCCACAAAATGCCCAATAGTTGACTAATGTTAAGGGCTATTGCATTGTGTAAGAAAATCCCTTACACTATCGACCGTAGCAGCTTCGCTACTTAATACAGCAAAAGGCAAATTATGAACAAAGCAAACAAACGCGAATTAGACAAAGCGCTTACCTGGCTCGATCTAAACGACGACGACGCGACCGAAATCGCGTGCCGTACATTAGCCACAATTCAGCGTTGCGGCACTGCCGCAGACACAAAGACGATCTTAGAAATTATCAAGGATCGCGGACTGTCCCATTGTTTCTACACTGAAAACCATTGTTTAGTGGCTTATTAATTCAACTCTCCAAGGGCTCCGGCCCTTGTTCATAAACTACAGTAAAAGGCAAAATACCATGGCTAAAATTCTCGGATATATCGCATACGAAGGCCCGTCAGAGATCGACGGCGCGCCCATTGTCGTGATCATCAATAAGATCGACGGTAGCGCTAACGCGAAAACCGGCGATATCGTGCAAAGCTTCATTATCCGCAGTGACGTTAACCCGGTCGATGCACTGAAAACCGGCGCCGATTCGAGCATATGCGGTGACTGTGTGCACCGCCCGATTACAGCAAAAGAAACCGGAGAGCCACCATGTTACGTTAACGTGGGCCGGTCCGTTTTAGCGGTTTACAACGCCTATAAACGCGGGCGGTATGTTAAGGCAGACGTCGAAACGATAGCGCTAGCGTTAGCCGGTAAAGCTTTGCGGATAGGTACGTATGGGGACCCGGCGGCGGCGCCGGTCCTAATGTGGCAAAGGGTTAGCCGGTACGTTATAGCGCGCGCCGGTTATTCGCACCAATGGCAAAGCCCCGGTTTCGATCATAGCGCGTGGAATAGCCTTGTAATGGCGTCCGTCGATTCGATCGATCAGGCGGCGCTAGCTAACTTATATGGCATGCGGACGTTTCGCGTATCAATTGGCATCGATAAGCAACCCGGCGAGACGGTGTGCCCAGCTAGCGCAGAGGGCGGACGCAAAGCAACATGCGCGGACTGTATGCTCTGCGGTGGCACTAGCAAAAAAGCAAAAGACGTGGTAATCGCGGATCACGCTATCGGCCATGATCGGCGCCGGACCATTATGCTAGCTATTGCATAGTGATCGCGACCGTATGCGCCCGATCGGGCGCATACGGGCGCGCACTGTGCACGCTATAACCTAAGGGCAAATTATGTACTTTGATCGATTCGACATTTGCGAAGCGTACTATTTGGCATTTTCGCACTGCCATGGCGGCCAGCGTTCGCGCGAGTATGCGCGCATGTGCGCCATGGCGCGCTATTTTCGGCCCTCTCCCATGCTGTCGGTGGGTTCGCTGTCCGACAATGGCCGCGCGATTTACGAGCGCGTGTGCGCGGACATTTTGGATTTGCGCGAATATAGGCAAGCTGAAGATCGCGCGAATCGCGCGTTATACGCCGACAATTACGCGGGTTTTTAATTATGCTTAAGACTATGCGCGCACGCTACCCTGGCCGGTGCGCGGCCACCGGCGCGCCGATCAAACCCGGTGCCTTGATTTATTACGACGGCCGCACCAAGCGCGCCACACTCGCGCCGGTCCTAAACACCATAACGCTAATCGGGGACCGGGGTCCAACGACGTTCACCCGTAACGCACGCGGCCGGTGTGAGGATGCGCCCTGCTGCGGTTGCTGCACTATTTGACCCGGGCTATCTGCAAACGGCCGTCGCTGGCCGTTTGCGGGCTATTCCTGGCCGATACAGTAAATTGGAGTAAATTATGTTCGATCGAATTAAAAACGATATAAACGGTAATCCGCGGTTTGTGTGCCATTTTTTGGACCTAGAACCCGCGACGCCGGACAGGCAAAGTACCCTGCCCGAACGATATGACAGGGTCCTAAAATGCGCGCGCCAATTGGGCGGCCGCCGATACCACAATAAATCGTATGGTGGCGGCATTGTGTTCCAAGCATACGAGCACCAATTAGAAGATATCGCAACCCGCGTGCGCGCATTAGGGGCCGCACAATGAAAATTGGTCAACACATTTACATTAGCCTTTATGGGTGCCTGGAGCGCGTGCGGATCCTGGCGATCCATCGCGCGGGCACCATTGACGTACAGCGCAGCGACGGCGCGTGCTACCGGGTTAGCGGCCTATCTATGGCCGGACTATGATCCACCCATTATTCGAGGCCATATTGCGGCCATACGCGCCCCCGGCACCACTGCCCACGCCAGAGGCTATCGATCGGGCTATGCTGGCCGATAAGCTGGCGGACGGGTACAACCGACGCAAAATCGACAACGCTATAAACCTGGAGCTACGCTATGCAAACCCTGAAAATTAACACCACCACCTATAAATTGCACTCGCTGGAGCGCGTGCTGGCCGTGCAAGCCCTGGCCGGTAAGATTACTGGCAAGCACAAGCCGGTAAAGAGCCGGGGCGCGGAAAAGCGCTTGTATCCGGCCTATGGGGAGACAATGAGCCCTGCGGAGTACGTGAGTCAGTACTACACGCTGAATTCAAACCGGCGCAGTTTTAAATCGGGCGCTGCGCCATATGGCGATGCTAATCTGGCCGGATTCTATGAGGGACTCAGCGACCGCGTGAGCGCGCCCCAAGGCGTCGATTCTATGGAGGTCGAAGCATGAGACAGCACTACAAACCCGAACCAGTGGCGCGCCCTTGGGCCGGTGCCCTGCTGGCCGTGACCATTGGCCTGGCCTTGGCCGTTATCTTATTGGAGTACCTATGACCACCGCCAAAGATATAGACTTTGCCGTAATCATTAGCGCTTATGAGGCGCGCATAAACCACTTGGAGGACGTGCTGCGCGCGCTGCTGGACGACGACAACGAAGCGACGCGCGAAGATGCCCAGCGGGCGCTCGAATGCTCATAATCGCAGCGGCCCTTGTGGCCGCGATCCTGGCGATCTTGTTCGATCTAGATTAAGCCCCTTCGGGGGCTTTTTCTATGGCGCGGCGCAAGTCTGATTTATTGCTTTTGGCTAACTCAGGCGCGCAGAAAATGTGTTTCTTGGTCTGATACTCGCGCGACGCCAGGCGGCCCATGTCCACCCATCCGGCCTCTTTCAGCGCGTGCATAAGCGCCGGGGGGACGATCTTTATCCCTGCTGGGGCGTATAGCTGCAATTCATCGCAGATCGCGTAAAAAGGCGCGCCTACCACGCCGGACGCAAACGCACGCTGCCGGGCCTTGATTAGGTTGACCAGGAAGGACTCAGCGCCGCTCATGCCATGCTCGACCATGATCGCCTTGGCCTCTGTCATTGGGGGCGCTGCATTGGGGTTCCACGCGGACACGTCACGCGAGTGTAGGTAAGCCGCCACGGCGGCGAAGCCGCCCCGGTGCTCGTACCAATTCCAAAGGGCGACCGCCTCTGCTTCGGGCAACTTACCGGCCTCCGACCATAGGACAAACCACCGCCGGTCTTCGCTGGGCAACGATATCGCTACGCGCTCATTGCTAAACGCCACCACGAAAACGCGGTTCAAAGCGTAATAAGGATGTAAGCCCTTGCGGTTGACCATAAGCAACTCGGGCGGCGCTGCGATGATGGGCTTGAGGGTATTCTCCAGCGCGCGCCGGTCTTTGGCCTCTGCCTGTCGCAACTCGGCGATCTCCATCACTTCACACTCGAGGGCGTAGCCCCATTGCGAATTGAGATCTTCATTCTTAACCAGGGAGCAATTGGCCTTGGCCTTGCCGCCTATGGCCCAAAAGAACGGGGCGAACAGGGTGTCTTTGCCCGACCCATGATTGCCGCCCAAGAGGATGGCGTGGTTGATCTTGTGGCTGGGGAACTGCACTTTATGGGCTAGGGCGTTTAAAAGATGCTCGCGCTCGAATTCAATTGGCACCATGCGCTCGACATGGCGCAGCCACGCGGACACATCAGCGGCCACCGGCTCGGGCCGGGCGTCACGCCAGCGGTTGCCGTACACCAAGCCCTCACGGGCGACCAACACCGACTCGCCTGCGGCGTAAGTGATACCGACCAGGGCGCGGGCTCCCTTGTCTTGGCGGTACTCGTCAAAGGAATTGGACGCCTCGATCTTGGGGTGCTTGCCATGCCGTGACTTGCAATTGATATGCCGAAACAAGGCGTTGAAGGTCTTACGCATCACCTCGCGCCGGTCTTCCATGTCAAAGTACGCATCATCGTTCTGTATGTACGCAAACCGCTCGAACCAGCCGGACATCTCCACGCGGCCCAACTCGCGATGCTCGACCTCGGCGATGACTGTCGCGGCCTCGTCTGGGTATGACGGCGTCGGGGTTAGCTTGGACAGGGTGTTCTCCATCACTGCCGCCAGCAACTCATCGCGCAGGCCATGCGACCGCTTGGGGCCACCCTGCTCTTCCACCCACGCAAGATAGGCCACGCTGTCCAGATGGGCGCAATGCTCATGCAGGCAGCAATAGGCGCGGTTTACGGGGTGATAACGCCCCATCGGGTTGCCGTCGCTATGCTCGGCGCTGTTCGGGCAAACGATGCCCCACCAGCCGCTGCTGTTGCCCTTCTCCAGCAAGTCGCCGCGCGCTGCTGCCCACGCCAGCACGTCATCGCCGCCGTCGTCTGTGAGCCGGATCGGGCGCACTGTGGCGGTGTCGGCTGGGTTGGGGGTGACGCCCAAGGCGGTGCATATAACTTCTAAAGAAAATTCCCTCTCGGGGTGGAACTCAACCAAGGCAGACGCGAAGCGGTCACGCCCAGGCTTGAGGTTAATCGAGCCCGGCAGTCTGAAATTACGGACGGGGTTAATCGCGCCGCCGTCGGTAAAGCCTGCCTCTGCGATGGCGACAATGGCCGCGCTGAACTCGCCCTTCATGGGCTGATCGTCCAGCGCGAAGGTGTAGCCGTACTGGTAATTGTTGGGGCTGGTCTCCATGATCCACGTCGGGGCGATGGGCGGCATTTTGGCCTTGGTGCCCACGTCATCCAGCACTAGGAACGCTACACGCTCACAGGCGTCGGCCTTGGCGGCGGGCTTGCCCTCGTCGAATCGGTCGATGATGAAACAGCCGGTGTTGCAGTACCACGCTTGGTCGGGCTTCCACTTCTTGGGCAGGAACGCAGGCCACGCGCACTTGACTGCGCCGTCGGCGTGGTGCTGCACTTCGCCATCTTTCAAAATCGGCTTCTGCCGTACGAACAAAATAACCTCGCCCTCGGGCGCAATGTTTTCGAGATAAGTTAAAAAATTCATTTTCCGTATCGCTCCATAATTGAGACTTCAGCGTCTAGGGGTAAACCCTTGGCCCAGTCGGGCGGGGTACACATGACCAAGCGCAGCGCCTCGGGGTCGGGCGTTGCGGTCTCGATCACAATTTCATCGTGGACGTGCAGCACCACGTCGTCTAGCTGGCGCAGCGAATGGCGCAGCAAGTCGTTAGCCACGGCCTGGGTGATGTTCTCGCAGGCCAGCCCCTTCCACAAACGGGCGCGGGGCCACTCTTTGGCATCAGCGGCGGGTTTCCATGCAGCTTTGGCGTAAGTCACACCGTCGGGTTCCAATCGGGCATAGGGGTAGCACAGGATGCGTCCAGAGGGCAGCACATACCATAGGTGCAGGCCGTCGAACATATAGATCACCCGTCCGGCGCTAAACTCTTTGCCTTTGTTTCGCATGGCGCGGGTGTATGCTGATTCTAGGTCTTGCCAATACAGAACAGACCAAGGGTTTGCCCTACGCCATGCATCCACCATGCGCCGGGCGTCGGACTCCGGCAGCAGGATGCCGTAGGCGCGGCCCATCGCCGCAAAGGCACCAACGCCACCGGCAAAGCCGCAGGCTAACTCCTGCACCTTACCAATTTGGCGCTGGTCTTTGTTGACCTGGCTAACACTGACGCCAAAGGTTGCAGAGGCGTTGACCTTGTACACATCCTTGCCGGACGCGAAGATCGCCAGCTTGTCGTCGCCCCTGCCGGACAACCAAGGGTTTACCCTAGCTTCGATGGCCGACCAATCGGCAACGACTAAGTGTTTACCCTTACTAGGTACAAGGGCGGGCCGGAGCATTCCTCTGAGGACGTCGGTGACTCGCTTGCCGAACTTGGGGACGATGGCATGGCCCCTGACCATTGCCGTACGTACGGCTTCGGGTTCTTGGGCGCACTTGCGGGTGAAGTTGTGGACTTGGGCTCCATACGACGAAGCGCGTCCAGTAGCGCTGCCGCCTGCAAACACAAACGCGCCTCGGACTCGGCCGTCTTCTTCATCTGATAGCTGTGCAAGGCGGCTGAACTTCGCAACCGAGGACGCCCAAAGGTCGTCGGCGCATTGGATGACTTCTTGAACATCATGGGGGACATCTTCACAGTTTAATAAATTGGCCCTGACGGTCTTGTCGATGGAATACTTGCCGTCCTTCTCCATCAGCTTCTTGGCCTGCGGGCCAACACGGGCCAGCACCCACTCGCGCATCTTGGGCGACCGCACGCTGGTAATCTCGCCGCCGGTCACCTCGGCGACAATATCTTGAATCTCGATCAGTTCGGCGCTGGCGTACTTGACCGCAGCATGGCACAGAGGCACGTCCACCAACACGCCTCGGTCGTTGATACGCTCGTTGACATGATAGTCTTGCAACTCTTGGTCTGACAGGGGCCGCATGGCCTTGCTGATAGCGCGCATGGCCCGTACGTCCTGCTCACAGTAGGCCACCATCTCGGCGGTCAACTCGGGCGACTCCTCGTAAGGCGGCACGCTCATCTTGCGAATTAACTGGGCACCACGGTGGTCTTTCTTCATGGACGCGCCAGCAAAGCGCCCCACGTCCTCCAGCGAACCAGGCGCACAGTTGGCGCGGGCCTGCGCTGCGGTGCAGACAAATTGCTCCAGCTTGAAGTCAAGCTGCAAAACGTACCAAAAAATTAGGCGCTCGAAAGCGGCGTTGTGCGCCATGATGCGGTGGCCGGTCAGGTCGGGCAGTGGCTGCCCCGGCAACCATGTCTGTACATCTTCATCATCGAAGGCGTAGGACATACACAGCACTTCGGTGCTGCCGTGCTGCGCGTAGTTGTAAACGCCCGCGACTTTTAGGTCGCAGGCGCTACGGGTCTCAAAGTCAACCCAGAGAGTCATCAGGCCGCTACGCGACGACGACGACTTGGGGCTGCAACCTCCGCAGGTTTGTCAGCTTCACCTTCCAAAGTCAACCATTCCACCACCTCGAAGACCGGGGTAAAAATCCGGCCATACGACTTGTGCTGGTAATGCTCCTTCTTGAGGCGCACGACCGGCACTGGTTTGGTCTGGTCTTTATCGACCTGATCTGCCAAGGCCACGGCCAAGGTCTGGACGCTGCGCTTGCCGCCCACCGAAGTGGTCGTAAAGCGGGCTTCCATGCCCTTGTCTTCGCCAGACAGACACTTCAGACTCATACCCACCTGAGTCTCCCAGCCCTTCTTGGCTGCTGGGGGCGCGCCGTCCAAGTCCGGCAGGGGCTGGGACACGGGCACCATCTTCTCGCCCAACACCTCGCCGTCGCCCCAAGCAATAAAGCCGTGGACAAAAGAGAAAGGGTTGACCGCCCAAGTGCTGTCATCTTCGATTTCAGTTTGGTCTGCACCAAACACCCAATGGCCGGTCTTGTCCATTTTCAGGATGACCGTACCGGCTGGGCCGACATCGGATTGGATAGCCCGCAGGGAAGATGCGAGGGAGGAAACTGCGGGCAAGCCCGCTTGGGAGAACGCTACTAGATTGGACATTTCTGTACCTTTATTGAAGTTTAGAGAGGGCAGCGGTTAATTGCTTGCCCAGAAGCATCACCTCGGGGCGTGGATCATCCGCGCTTGCCAAGGTGTTACCTGAAGAGATGGCGACCACCAGATCACCCGGCAAAGCCTGCTTGCGCTTTTTGAGCGCCTTTTCAGCTTTGGCCGGAGAGATCACGGAAGTCTCCAACACCTCAGATTCAGTCAGACCGAACGCAAACAGGGCGACCTTGGCCTTGTCCTCGTCAGTCCATGAACGGATCGCCCGCTTGGCGACCAGTTTGTAATCAGGCAGCTTGGCCCCAGACTCTAGCATCTGAAGCGCCAAGCCGCGCAAGTCGGTGATCCACTGCTCCAGCATATCAGCGTTCTTGAGATAGGTGGCAATGGTGGGCGGGTCAAGGTTGTCGATGGTCGTCTGCAAGGCGCGCTCGACTGCGCCGGTCATCTGTGGGCACACCGGCTTGGCGGCACACCAGCGGCAGTGATCGCCAGAGCGCAGCGGGGCGGTCTTCTTCTCGCTCATCTTGACGGCCTGCACCAACTGCAATTCAAACTCAGCAATGCGCGCTGGTGTGGTCACCCAACGCTTTACTGCTGGCGGCTGCACAATGACCATCTCAATCTCAGTCACGCCTTCAAAGGCCCACTTGGCTGCATCGGTACGCATGGCCGCAGCGGCGTAGAACATCAGTTGCATATTCTCTTCTACCTCCACAGCAACGCCATCGCCAAACTTCCAATCCAATACCACAGCGCGATTACCGATACGACCGATAAGATCAGTACTACCAAACACACCAGGAAGTAAATCACCAAAATTAACGCTAGTTTCAGATTCAATTTCCATCTCCTGCTTGGGGTCAATTTCGTCCAGCGCGCGCAAGGCGGGGTTTAGCTTGTTGTCGATCAGTTCTTGGGTCAGCACTTGGTCTTCGTACTTGGTGCCAAGGTAATGCTCAGAACTTTGGCCCGACATCACAATCTCTGCAATGACGTTGTGTAAGAGCGTGCCCTCGTCAGCGTACTTACTTGAGGGTTTGGGCGGCATCTTGGCGACTAGGGCCACCGAGCCAGGGCAGTTGATTACCCTCTTGGCGGTGCTACCGCCGACGATGTTACTGTGCTGCATCTTTTTTCTCCCAATGAATACAACCAAATTTAGGGCCAACAGAGACTCCAGCGCCGCTATACCCTTCGTAGTCCCAAGGAATTGCTGTGTTGATTGAGATTGGGGCGTCGTAATCCATAAGAGCGCAGCGTCCGTCATATTGATAGTTTGGTAGATTAGTTTCCTCCGACGTTGTGTAATGTTTGCACTCATCACAAGTTTTCATTTGAGACTCCTGTAGTTGATTGAGCCACAACTGTACCACAACTTTTTGTGCTAAACTTCTTGACATGAAAGAAAAAGATGTAGAGAATCATTTTGTCTGGGCGGTGGAACGTATGGGCGGGGTGTCATACAAGTTCACCTCACCGGGGCGCAAGGGTGTAGCGGACAGGATAGCTTGCCTGCCTGACGGCAGCACTTGGTTCGTGGAATTGAAGACCAAGGGCGGTAGGTTATCAGAATTGCAAAAGCTGTTCGCCGCTGACATGGCGCGGCTCAATCAGAGGTATATGTGTATATGGACAAAGGAGCAGATTGATGAAATCTTCACAAGAAATATTTGACGCGGGGTACGCCATTCCGCAGTACGACATATCAAGAGTAAAACGAACATGGCGTCACAAAGACAAGATTTTTACAACGCCGTATGACGTGCCTGTTGAAACAGTAATGGTCAACGGACACCTAATGCAATGTTTACCAATGGAGAAAGTTGATGACAGCGCAGCCAGCTAGGCACTTTGCCTTTGGCCCTTACCAAGCCGAAGCCATTGGCCCGTGCGGATGGTGGGGCGTCAAAAACAAGAACGGGCTAAACGTCCTTACGTTCACTGACCGCCCAGGCCATGTGTTTGCCCTTGAGGCCGAGGCCAAAAGCCTAGCCGACGAGTGGAACAACGGCAAGGTGTTTGAGTACCCGCCAGAGCCTGAGATTGTGCCCCGTCTTCCAGACCCAGTACATGACGCTCGGTTTGGTAAGTACATCCGCACCCAGCGGTTTGTAAACGGGCGTTGGGTGTCGCCCATTCCTGTAGACAAAAACTGGGCGCAAGCTGTTGATGAATATCTTGAAACTTAGACCCTATCAAGACGAGGCGGCTGACTTCCTGTACGAGCGCGACAGGGCGATGATCCTTGCCCCTGTGGGCGCGGGCAAGACGGCCATCACGCTGACTGCTATGCAGGCCATGCTCAAGGACGGGCACGCCCGCCGCTTCCTGGTGCTGGCCCCCAAGCGGGTCGCCACCAGCGTCTGGCCCGTCGAGCAGCCCAAGTGGGCACCCGATGTGACGCTGGCCGTCGCCGTGGGCACGCCCAAGCAGCGGGCCGCTGCGCTGGCGTCCAACGCCCAGGTGGTGGTAACCAATTATGAGAACTTGCCCACAGGCACCTTTGACGCCGTGGTGTTCGACGAACTGACGCGGCTCAAGAATCCCAGCGGCAAACGCTTCAAAGACTTGCTGAAATTCCTTGCGCCCATTGAGATTCGCTGGGGGCTGACCGGCTCGTTCACCAGCAATGGCTTGGAGGACGTGTTCGGCCAGTGCAAGATCGTTGACCAGAGTTTGTTGGGCCGGAGCAAGGGCGCATTCCAGCAGCAGTATTTCGTGCTAATCAACCCAGACTTTGGTGAGTGGATGCCACGTAAGGGCAGTTTAGAGAAGGTCATGGCCGTGATAAAGCCTGCCACTTTCGTGTTGGACGCGGGTGAGTATAGCGACAAGCTGCCCCCGCTCCATACGGTAGAAGTGCGCTGCGATCTGTACGACCGCAAGCCTTACGACACCATGAAAAAGGATTTCAAGCTGCAAGACATTACGGCCATCAACGCTGCTGTGGTGACCGGCAAGTTGCAGCAGCTTGCCAGCGGATTTGTGTATCACACGGTGCAGAGCCCATCGGAGATACCCGGCAAGTGGGTGGCGGTGCAAACGCCAGTGTGGTTTGATACGGCCAAGTTTGACCGGCTGCATGAGTTACTGGAGGAGAACCAACGTGCTAACACGCTTATTGTTTACAACTATCAAGAGGAACTGGCCGAACTCAAGCGGCGTTACCCCCATGCTCAGACACTTGACGACGACCGGGCAATTGAGCGGTGGAACGCGGGCGCCATCGAGTTACTGCTTGTCCACCCCAAGTCAGCAGGCCACGGGCTCAACCTCCAGTACGGCGGGTGCCGGATCGTCTTCTTGTCCCTGCCTTGGTCGCTCGAACTGTACGAGCAGACCATCGGGCGCTTGCATCGTAGCGGCCAGCGGCATGACGTGTGGTGCTACGTGATGCTGACCAACAAGACGGTGGATGAACGCATCTGGGCCGCGCTGCATGACAAGCGCGCTATATCTGATATTGCAATGGAAGAACTATGTTAAATCAATTGAAAGCACAACTCAAAGCGGCCAAGGCCGAACTCAAAATACGCGAGCGCCAGTTGAACGCTCTTTGGCGGTCGCATGACCGCTGCGTTCACTTGATCATCAAACTGGAGACACGAATTGAAAAACACTTGGCGAAGTCTAAATGACCGTCTGCCCACACTGTCTGAAGAGGAAGTGATGGGTATGCTGAACAACGAGCGTGACACGCTCAAAAGAGTATCCGTACTGGAGCGTTTGCACCAGCGGTACAACACCCTGCGCGTCGCGCGGGAGAGACTTGAACTACTAAAGGAAGCTAAATTACCATGAAATTTTTAAGATTTTTTAAGGCTTATTACCGTTACTTGCCGCCAGTTGAAATCATTGCTTACGAACTCAAGCAGGCCCACCTAGACCGCCTTGAAGCTGAAACAGAAGTTGAGCACGCAAAAGCGTGTCTTGATCTAAGCCTAGTTCGCATTGAGCGTTTAAATACGCGATTGAAGGAATACAAATGAACTGCTGTAACGAATACGAAGGAACTTGCACTCAGGGCCGCGATTGTCCAATACGCAAGCAACGCATCAAGGAAGTCAACGACGCCTACACCAATGGCCTCAAGGACGCGCAGTTAAACGACCCGATAGACGACTTGGCTGACACTTTCAAGGGCTTGCTCACCGCGATGACTGTGGTGCTGGCTGCATGGATTGCATTTTTACTTATTTGGGGGAAGTGACATGACAGGCTACGAATCAAAGAAGGCTGCGGCGCTGGACGAGGACGGGATGTACCTTGTGCATCACACTAAAAGTAGGGTATTCGATAAGCTGGGCAACAAAGTAAAGGAAGATGACGATGACACGCAAGTTTATGCCGATGCGCTAACTATTGCATACCAATCGGGATTTTTCGATGGTAAGAAAGCAGCACAGCGCACAGAGCCTGTGGGTTGCGTTGCTGACATTGATAGATTGCAGCGTCAAATGTTTTTGGATTTAGGTTACTCCCTGTCCGACCCA